TCACGTCAATCGAGTAGAGACGTGCGGTATTCACCAAGGGATCTGGAGGAATCACGCCTTCAGGCAGATCCAGCCAGGGCGCTGCAAGACCCGTGGTCGAAGAGACAATCCCCGAGGCGGAGATCGAAGAGGATCCTGCAATCGCTCCTGCCACGTTCACGTCGCTGAGGAAGTTCGCAGCGTTCTGCACGGAAAGTGAGAAAGCGTTCAACGGAACGAAGGTCGTGACTTCCGTCGAAGAGGCAGACAAACGCAGTTCCGCCGCAGCTGAGAAGCCTAAGACGCTCGACGCCACGAGATACATGCCCGTGTTCGGCGCCGAGGCGAAGCTATACGCAGGATTGAGGGCAGTTCCGTCCAGACCGAGAAACTCATCGCTGAAGGTAAGATTCCCCGTGAAGGAGATGTCCCCGTCCACAACCAGATCAGTGTTGATCGTCAACGCGAGAGGCGTGGCACTGATCTGGGTGTACCCGCCGAAGTCCAGGATGTACCCTGGCGATAGCTTCATGCGGATGGTGTTGTAATCCCAACGAAGAATCCCGCCGGCTGAGAAGCCTTCATTGTTTGCGCCTACACGGAATTGCCCCGTGTCATTGTCGAGAGCGTAGGTGTAAGCGGGGAAGACGGCAGTACCGTCCGGACTCTCGCGGTATGCAATTGCATTCCCGTCATAATTCCAGTTGAACGAGGGATCTTCCGCGCGATCCGCACTCGCCCAACGAAACGTCCCATCCGTGGCAATCCACAGGTACCAATCCTGCATAGCCGTGTCCCGGAATACATGGGCAGAGGGCGTGATTCCGCCTCTCTCACCGTGAAAACCGGTCGACCCGAACCGCGGTCGCTGTGTCTGTGTCATCGGAAGTCCTTAGCGTCTGTGTGCTTCGCCCACGAAAAGGGGGAGAGTGTCCTGCTCTCCCCCGTATTGCGCTAGCCGCCTGAAGATCCGTACACGCCGCGCCATTCGGTGAAACCCTTGGCGTAGCGCGAGTAGATCTTATACAGTGCGTCTCCCGTGAGGAAGTCGTCGGCCTCGCCCGTCTCCGGCTTGACGCGCCAGAAGAAGTTGAGGTCGTGCTCGTCGCTCAGGACGAACCACGAATCGCTGTCCGTGAGATACCGCGACAGCAAGTAGTCCATCTTGCCGTCCGACCGCAGAACGTTGATTTCGTTGTTCGCCGTGTACGGCTTGTATTCCGACTCCAGGATTTCCTTCGCTGCCCATTCGAAGGAGGGGTCGATGATCAGGAGTGAAGGCGACATTACAACCGGACGCCCTCGCTCGTCGACCATCGTCTTGAAGTGGTCCAAAGCCGCCTGATACGCCGTGGCGGAGAAATCGACATCGACCGTCGGCTTGTTCGCCATCACTGCTCCGCCGTCCAAGCGGGTATGCGCAATGTGGAGAAGAGGCAGACCGTCCGAGCCGGTGAATGCGGGATTGAAGCCGTTGTTCAGGATGCTCCAGGCATCGACTTCAATCTTGTAAGACGCGGCGCGACCTAGCTCGCTCGCCATCTTATCCATGATGTGGTAGAGATCGTCATCCCACATCTCGCGGGTGATTCGGAAGCCCAGACCGTAGGACGAGGGCGTGTAGCGAACGCCTGCTCCCATGATCGGGACATCGAAGCTGATGGGGTCGCCTTCGGGCTTCGGAACCATCGAGCCCAACCCGGCAACCTTCGTGTCTTCTTCGTAAGCCTTCTTCATGTCGTGGGTCTTCATGACACCGACCCACTGATTCGGCTGACGATTCAGCGTGTTGAACAACACACGCCAGAGGCCCTCTGCGAGTAGGGCGGAAAATCCGCCTGTAGAGACTCTTGACATGTTATGCCACCGCCGTTATGCTGCAGTACGGCGCAGCGAAGGAGAAGACGACCGGAGTGAGCGTGTCGCCCCAGGCGGGAGTCTTGGCGTCCATCGCCTGCTCCCAGACTTCCCAGATGGTAACGCGTTTCGCTGTGGTATCGCTCTTATTCACGAACCACTTGCCGCTGGCAGCGTTTTTCGCGATGCCATATGAGAGACCTCGATCGAGGGTGCTTGAGACGCCTGCGCCCTCAGCAGCTGCCGTATCGAGATATCCGAGAAAGAGAGTCGCCGGGTGGGCCAGGATGATATCCTGACGAGCCACGCCCGACGCCTTGTTCTGTCCGTCCTTAGTCGCAAGGCCCGTAATCATTACCGGATTTGCGCCACACTCTGCAATGAAACCTGCCACGAAAACAACGGGAGCACCTTGCTTGAAAACTTGATTGGTGCCCTCGGGCAGTTCGATTGAAGGGAGGCCAGGTCCCGAAAGATTACGAACGGCGCGAAATGGGATTCGAGTCCACGTATTCGCCACTGTTCATTCCTTTCAGCGGTTGCCGTCGAATCCGGGCTGATCGGACGTCGAAAATACGTGCGACTCTCGAATTTGAGAGTCTCGGTATCCCGCACGCCGAAGAGCCTTCTTCGCCTGCTCATCCGCCTGTCTTACCATTGTGTCGATTGACACGTTTTGCCTTTCGGCAGCCTGGCGTCTGGGTTTTTCAACCCTTTCTTCGTACACGTCCCTCGGGATCTTCATCAGGATGAGGTCCCCCCGCTTGCGGATTGTTCCTCCGGCCGGGTTCTCGACTGCTTGACCGGCAGGCAGCAAGTTCGGAAGTTCGTCTTTTCCGTCCTTGTCAACCTCCCAGCCAACGTTCATCTTCTGGAGCATTGCGCGGTCGCGCTCGTTGCACCAGCGATAGCGGTAGTTCGGGTCAGGATCCCTGACAACGAACTGATCGTACACCTGCGGTCTATCGGTCATAAATACTCCGTGGTCTGTTCGTGGGGTTGGTCCGTGCCGACGACGGCAGGCTCAAGTTGTTCAGCTGCTCTTGCGTGTAGCCCTGGGCTTCAAGGTGACCGAGATACTCGTCGACGGTCATCGAGTAGCGCTCCGCAAGCGCAATTACTTTTGGCGTGGCCTTCAGTGTAGACTTAACCACAGCCGGAGGAGCAGCCGTGCTCCGGGGAGTCGGCTTCGCAACCGGCGAAGGAACAGACTTCGGAGTTGCCTTCGCAACAGGCGCTTTCGCTGGAGGGGCGACAGGTGCTGCCGGCGCTTCCTCTTCCTCAGAAACTGCAGGAACTTCAGCATCGGGCGGCTCCTCGACTACTCCAGGAGGAGGAATCGTTCCGAAGATAACCTTCTGCACTTCCGGATCGTCCATACGGACGTTCTGATAGATGAACTTGTGCACGCCTTGCTGCGCACGCTGATCGGGAGTCATGGTCTTCTTGACGTTCGCGATCTTCTCTTTATACTTGTCGTAGTCCGGGACGGTCTTCGAGAAATTGTCCTCGTCGATCCTCTCGAACTGCGCAAACGTGAAGGTGTTCATGGGATCAGTCCGAGCCTTAGCAGCAGCCGACAAAGTCTCAGCAGGATTACGAGCCGGAGGTGGTTGCCCATGACCCTCAGCTTCTCGCTTAGACGCCGCCGATGCTTCTGCAAATTCAAAGACTTCCTCCGCCTTCAACCCAGCGAACGGTCCACTTCTCACGATTCCGTGTTCATCAATATCCGGTAAGGCCATTGGGTTTCTCCCCCTCTTTCCGTCCATCGACTTTCGTCGACTCTGTCGTTAGTGCTGTGATCCATCCGTACACGAATTGCGCCTTGCCCTGCAGCCTGAGCATGTCGTTCATATTACTGCACGTACGGAGCTGGCTGTGGAGGGACTGGAGCTCCTCCTGGAACACCTCCAGGACCTGACGGCGGACGTGCTCCGGGATTTTGTCCGTTCGGTATGCCATTTGCTTGTGCCTGTGGTGCTGCCTGCGGTGTCATCTGCGGTCCTGGTTGCTGACCCTGCTGCTGAGCACCCTGCAGAATCTGAAGGATGTTCGGGACGATTGTGTCGACGTTCTCCACCGAGAAGCGTTCGACGAAGCGTTTGACGATGTCGTGAGCGCTCTGCATGACTTGGATTGCGGCGCTCTTTTGTTCCTGTGGGAACTGTGGATTGAAGATCATCGCCGACGCGTTCATGATACGGGCGTAGTACTCGTTGAGAACTGCCATGAGGACTTGGAGGTTTTGCAGCTCCACGTCCTTATTCAGGGATTCCGACGCCATGTTCAGCTTCAGGCCGATAGCGGTACGCACGTCGCCCTGTGGGAAGACGATCATCCTGTCTTCCGTAATCTTCACGCCCTCCGGGCTCATCTGCTGCACGAGCTGAATCGTGAGGTAGAGGATCTCGACAAGCGCGTCACGCATATCATCGATGGAGACCCAGAATCTCTGGTTACCCTCGTTGATCAGGGCCGTAGTACCAGTTGCTGTAGCCTGACTGCCAACGATGGCGCTCTCCATGCCTAGATTATATGCGGACACGCCTGTCGAGGTCTCCGCAAGTCGAATGATCTGGGGGAGCATGTTTTGCAAAGTGCTGCTGGCTTCCGCAAGATGGAGGATCCTCACCTTATCCGGGTTCGGATCCACGATCGTTTTGCCAGGATGCACTCGCTCGCCTGCCCCGATGTTCGACTCGGGACTCGCAATCGTTATGCCGCCGTTGGCGGCAGTGGCTGCGTCGATAATTTGGTTGTGGACGGTGCTCGCTTGAATCTGAAAGGGAAGCGCTTGTTCTGCGGCACCAAGACCATGGACTTCGTGCGCCTGGACAAGGTAAGGGATTTTTCGAAGGAAGCGGGCACGACCAAAGAAGGGGTTGTAGACCTTCTTCACGAACTTCCGCGCCTCGAGGTTGTAGGTGAGAATGACCTCACACCACTTCGTCGTCTCCTTCGAAGGCTCGCCAGCACCTGTTTCGTATGTCAGAGGAATTTCGAGGTAGCCCCACATCTCGTAGAGCGTGATGGGCCAGTCGGGGTTCTGAACTTCCCCTTCCTTATGCTGGACCTCCGCACTCATCTTATACCGAGCGTCGTCACGGGGCCGGGCATGTGAGACAATTTCCTCGATATTCTCATACCCGAGGTCTTCTGCGTCTCGGATGAGAACGCCTTTCGTATAACGCAGCCTCTCAGCGACCCAGGGCAACTCATCCCACTCATCAAAACCATGAGGATCGATGATGTCAGCAGGAGCCGGCGTATGCCAGACCGGTCCTTCATAGTCCACGATCTCCTTCTCGACCATCTGCCCAGTCTGATCGTACTGGTGCATGACGCGTTTCTTCTCAACCCACATCGGCTTGACGATGGCTTCACCGTAAAGCGCGAGGTCGTAAAAGATTCCGCGGAGACGATCGCGACTTCCGCTAACGCTGAAGAAGTGTTCGCACCAGTCCCGGATGTCCTTTTCCTTGGGCTCCCACTCCGGGCTCTTGACTTCGACCTCGAACTGCTGCTTGACGCCGAAGACGCTCTTCATCAGGCGGGCAACAATGGCATCCACGACGATCTGAACGAGGGGCACAACGACGTTCGAGGCGCCTGGCCAAGGGAAGTCCTTCGAGGTGTGCTCAGGCACTCTCTTATACGCCTTCAGGAGCGAGGCAAGGTGATCTTCCCGGTGAGAATGGACGGTGAGAGCGTCCGTAAGCGCGGCGTGAACCTGCGCTTCTAACGCCTTCTCCTGCTCCTCGGTCAGCTCAATCTTTGGTGCGACGATCTGGGGCATGGTCTCTGAACCTCGACTCCGAATTGTTCTTCCGGTGCCACGGAGCATCCTTCTCCCATGACTGGCGCTCTGCCGCGGTCTTGATGATAATCCCGCCGACGCTCATCGGACGATCACTCTTCGCCTTCTTCGGAGCCTCTTCCTTCTTCGGCTTTGCCGCCGCTACGACCGCTTTGCGCTTTTTCGGGGCTTGCTTCCTCTTCGGCTTTTCTTGGGATTCGGCATCGTCCTTCTCCAGTTCTTCGTCATCGAGTTTCACTTGGCGTTTCGCCATATTAATACCCCGTCATTGGACTACGCGTTGAGAGCGCCTGGTCGTTCACTGCTTGAAGGTGTCGGTGATGTCGTGCTTGGAAGGGACTTGAAGCAGTCTGTTTAGCGTCTCCAGCTTTGCTGAGAACGGCAAGACAAGCTGCTGCTCCATCGACCAGGTCCTTGGTCGGGAAAACAGGAAATCCTCTAATCTCCTCAACAAAGTCCGTGAGCCCCCGTCGAATGAAAAGGTCGTGAGTCTCGACGTAGGGAATGAGGCTACGAATTCTAGCATCCTTATCTCCGATCGGCGGCTCACCCTCTACCGGGAAGTGGTAGTTCAACTCTTTCATTCGCTGGTAGAGAGGGAACTTGAGGATGCGCTGGAATCCGGCATCCTCAATAGCGGCCTTATGCACGCGATGCTTCTGGTGCAGGGAGATGAACTTCGAGAAGAGAAACCCGGGATTCTTATACTCCGCGTAAGCGTCGAGAATGAAGAGGCGACTGCGGTTGTCCCGCGCCATCACAATCATCGCGTTGCGGCTGCGTTTCTTGAGCTCGCGTTCCGCAAGTGCAGGATCCCAGAACATGACACGAGTAAGGCTGTCGAAGGATACGGTGTCGAACTTTGCGTTGTCCGTGTCCTCGATGACCAGGTTCCCTTCCTTGTCGAAAGAGAAGTAGCGAAGATCCGTCTCGCGAAATTCCGCCAGAGCCGGATCCCTTGGATTGTTCATATAGAGCATGCTGTACATGAACGATCCCTGCTTCCGTTTGATTCTCTCGCATGACTCCTCAGGAAAAAGCTTAGGGAAGAAATAGTACGTCTTATTCTCTTCCGGAGCACTTTCCTCAGGGATCATGTCGTAGATAGGAGGCTTCCCTACTTCCTCCGCCTGACGAATGTCCCGCTTGAGATCTTCCTGAGTCCAGTGCAACGGCCGTGTGTAAAAGGCATATGTCCCACTCTCACTCTCCTTAATATCCGCGTAGAGGTCGTCAATTCCCCAACGAGTCCCGATGAGGATGTCTATCGACGTTTGCTCGTCGACGAAGAGCGCTTCCGCGCTTTTGTAGAAGGACTTGACCTTCTCTCGCACAGAGGGCTGTTCGAAGCTCTGCTTGTCTTCGAGGTCGTCCTTGATTTGGATGGTGTAATGTCGGCTGACAATATGGGAATCCACACCAGCAGCTTCGATTGTGTCTTCGCCATACATCCCGTCTCTCGGAAAGAGGAGGTTCGATTGCGTCCACGTCGTCCGGGAGAGATCTGGAATGATCTCGGGATACACCCACGAGAGGATTTGATTCCGCTCGACCTGCGTCTGAATCGACTTGATCTGCTTCATCGCGTTCGTGCTGGCGCTGCTGCAGAGGAGAATGCGATGCTCTCGACCGGGTATCCCTTCAAGCATCGGCTGGATGAGATACCAGAGAGGAAGAGACTTACTTCCGATGGTCGACTTGTAACAGTCTCGAGGGACGAGAAGTACTTTACGGAAGCGGGCGAGCGGAGGATCGTTCGGCGTCTGAATGAAGCTGCACATCGGAAGGTGAGGGTCTTCCTGAAGAAGGTCCCACTTCAAGATGGCGGTGGCGAAGAAGTAGAGCGACTTAATTCCATTCTCGCGCAGAAAGCCACGCAGCTCATCTCCCTGACTTGACGTCGGAGGGGAGATGAGAAGTTCCTCGCGGAAGAACTTATCGTGTGCTTTCTTCGAGAGTATGTCCATCTATCGCAACCAATCCTGCTTCGAGTGCACGCCGCTGGAACATCTGCAGAACGTCATTCCCGAGATTGATAATGAGGGGACGAACGTTCTCACGGTGCTTCGGAGCATGGCCTGCGCGGTCGAGGAGATCTTGCGCGATTTGCGCCGAGAGCTTCTCGTCGGAGGAAGTCTGGCAAATATCGATGAGTCGCTCGGCCATCTCCACTTCATACTCCGAGAAGACCTGCGCAACAGTCTTGCCTGGAAGGCTGGACGGCGGAAGCTCGTCGAGCTGCTTCTTGATGACGAAATTCTCATACCGCTGATACGCGGGATTGCGACTCCACGCCCGGACAGTGTGAGAAGCGTAGCCTAAGGCCTTCGCGATTTCCTTCACCGCAATGTCTGGCATACGCAACCGAAGCTCTGCCATCATACGCCACTCGTGACGCACGGGATCAGGATACTCGACTGTCGGTGTGAGAGAATTGTCGCCTAAAGTGGCCATTTCGGCTGTCCCCGTGAAAGTGGGATTTAACGGATTACGTCTAAGTATACTGCCGCACGGAAGATTGCAAAACGAAAGTTTGAATGCCATGCCCCCAAAACATGGTAGGTTTGAGAAAGGTCCTAACCTAAAGTTGGAACTAAAGTTGTTTGGGGGTGAGGGGTCGCGTAGTTGGATCTATACGCAAGAGAAGTGGTAGGATGTGAGGTGATAGAATGCTGTTGAATATGCTCGTAGGATCATGCGTGTGTGTGCTGTGGGGAGTCATCTGGGTAGCTTGGACCGTGGAGAAGCGATCGTTCACGAAGCGCGTGGCGTATCGGCGTGCGCACTACATGAGCAGGATGTGGATGGAGAAGAAAGGGTATTGGTCATGAGCGAGAACGTCATATACATCGACGACACGGACGTAGAGATCGACAATAGAGACCTGGGAGAGACCGAGCTTCGCTACAAGGATCAGCCTGGTGTCGTGTACAGCGTTAGCATCAGGTTCGCCTTCGAGCTGGTGAAGAACGCGATCGAGAATCATCACGACGAGTTGAGCGTGGAGACGACAGCGTTGGATGTTCTCGAGAGAGCGTTGGGATGCTTCGACGACGACTGCGAACCGGAGAGCCCGAAGACGGAAGTCCTGTGTAGCATTTGCAAGAAGCCGTTGTCGGAGAGAGAGATCGCGATCAAGGTGTCGGCACATTGGCCATGCATCGTCAAGGATGCGTTCGGTACGAAGGAGACGGAGTGATGAACGGAACGGTACGCCTGGAGCTACTCGAGCGTTGTCTGCAATATCTCATGGGAGTGAAGCAGTCACAAGAGATGGAACGTCGCCGTAGAGCAGCCGATAAGAGGTTGCTTCGCGCGATCACGACACGAGGCACAGATCCCACGGAAGCGTTGGAGATGTGGAAGACAGACTATCGCTCGATCA